TCATCAGCACTTCTTCTTCGAACGAGCGATCCGACTTCTCAACGTCGAAAAGCGGGGTATGCTCGTTGTCAATGCTCTTGTAAGCAGTGCCGAAGATCGCGTTGAGGCCGGGGATAAGCTGCTTCGCAAATTGCGCGCGAGTCAGAATAGTCATTTCTTATATCCCCCTATTAAGCCGCAGAGACCTGCTGGAGGATCGGGCCATTCAGCTTCACGACCAGCACCGGGAACGGATCGCCCCAAGCGTTGTCAGGAATGTTGGCCAGACCCACAAGCTTCACCGCCGTGTTAACAGCGGAGGTGCGGGAAGCCGCCTGAAGCGCGTAGCGCGAGACACCGTACACGGAGTCCACGTCACCGCCAGCGGCCGTCACGTTGAAGTTAAGACCCAGATCGCCGGCCGTCACCGAGGCATTCGCCTGGATCATGAACAGAGCGAAAGGGTTGTCCACGACGTAGGCCGTCGGGCGGTCGGAACCGTCGTACAGGCCAGCCGAAGACGTATCGGCGGGGATGGAGTTCTTGAGCTGCGGCTGCTTCGTGGTCGGATCGACCCAAGCAAAACCGACAGCCGCACCCAGCAGCGGACCATCGCCGCTGGCACCAGCCGAAGTAATGACGCCACCCGACAGCTTGACCGGAGAACCCTTGCCGAGGTCCGGGCAGTTAGCGCCGTTGGGAAGCGGATAAGCGCGGACCTCGTTGCCATGCGTGCCCAGAGCAGCAATGGCGCGGAGACCGAACGGTGCGAAAGAAACGGGCACCTTATCCTCCTTTGTTTGTTATCCGAATGAGGGACGTCGCCCCCGGGAAAAGCGTTTCGAACTTTCGTTGGCAAACCGCTGCTGCCGGCCCGTGCTGTCGTCGTAGCTCACCGTCTTCATATCGAAAGCCTGCTCCGCTTGAATGGACCGGTCTTCAGCCCACTTTTGGATGGCTTCCGCCTTACGTCGAGGCAGCTTCGCAAGAACAAGGTCGCCGTTGATGGCAGCGCCCGCCAGTGCGGAAATCTTACTATCGAGCCCGGGGAAAACGTAACCGGCCGGAACTTCTTCCAGCGGGACGAATGCCCACCCTTCTCGCATGCGCTGCGAAATGTTGCTGAAGTCGTCCTGATCCCCATTCCTAAACCGAACCCAGCGATAAGCGTACTGGTCGTCGTCAGGCATGGGAGGGATTTCTAGCGCATTAGGTGGATTATACTCTGAATCCAGAGAATTTTCAAGAGGCTCGTCAACGGCGTTGCTGGCGAGGTTGCGCTTGGCAGGCATTACAGAATCTCCGTATACTGGCTGGTGGTCTGGGCAGCACGCTCGGCACGGGCCTTTTCACGTGCGTAGTCTTCCACGCTGATGCCGAGGTGGTTGGCCATGTCGCGGTCGGCTTGGGTGATGGTAACCCGGATCTTGCCCGGGGTAGCGGCAGGCGTCGACCGGTTCTGGATGGTCGGGTTAGTGGCTGGCTGGCGGGCCGGCTTGGCACCCAGCTTGGTTGGGAACTCGGTCTTGAGGCGCCGGTCCAGTTCCTCGAAGTAGTCGGGGTCGTCCGGCGCATAGCCGTCAGCAACCATCTGCTGGTCGATGACCCGGGCGCTGACAGTCATCACGGGGTCCTTGTTGAACCACGTCTTGTTGCGCTCATACCAATCGACAGCGGCAGGGGAGGGCGCCTTGCGAACCGGGCTAGGCTGTGTCGGCGCGGTCTGCTGCGGGGTGTCCGACCCAGATTGCTGAGTCGGCTTCGTAGGGATGGCGCGGCGGTCCCTCTCGATCTGCTGCTTCTCGGCAGCGAGGGTCGCCATCTTCTGCTGGACCTCGAAGATTTTCTCGCGGTCGCCAGAGTCGAAGGCCGCATCGAACTCCCGGCGCAGCACCTGCATCGAGGCATCGATGTTCTTGGCGTAGAGGTCGAAGCCGATAGCGGCGCCGTCGTTGGCGTCCTGTTCGAACTTCTTGGCTCGCGCCTGCGCAGCAGCAAGTTGGGTTTGCGCTTCGGCCAGTTGTCGGGCATAAGCGTCCCGCTGGGCCTTGAGCCGCTGGCTCCGGGTAAGCTTCTTGGAGCGTTCGCCAGAGGGGGCTTCGACCGTGGCATCGTCGTCATCGTCTTCTGGCTCGGGCTCGGGAGCCTTAGCCTTGACGGACGGAGCCGGTTCTTCTACGATCTCGGTCTCAGGCGTTTCAAGGCCCTCGTGAACGATCTCGATGTCAGACGCGGTATCGGAGTTGGCGGACTTGCCCGGGTTGTCCAGGTCAAGTTCCTTGTAACCACCTTCACTCATGGGAGTTTATTCCTTGAAATTGGCGTCGAGATACTCGGGCTTGTCGACCACGAGTTCGATGGAGGACGCCTTGACCAGAAGGAGCTTCACGCCCTTCCACCAGATTTTCTGGCCGGCAAATTTGGCATAGACGATGTAGTCACCCGGCTTGACCCACGGGCCCTTCCGGTAGATGTCTTCGTCGATGAACGCCAGTTCGCCAAGGGCAAGCACCCGGCCTACCGTGTTGAGGTATTCCCGGTCTTCTCGGAACGTGTCGGGAAGCAGGATTCCGCCCGCAGACTTGCGCCGAATCGGCACCGGTCGGACAAGAATCCCCACGCCGGGAATCCTAGGCAGCGGGTTCGGATCAGGAATTTCTTCCTGGGAAACCCACTGGTCGTTGGTAAGCGCCCCGTCAAGAGGCGTGCGCGCGGTAATCATCAGTCCCTTTCTTCCACAGGAGTTTGTTCGAAGAGGTCTTTGAGGATAGTCACGGCAAGACCTAGGCCGTGTATGGTGCCGCAAGCCCTCGCATATTCGTCGTAGGACTTGGCGGCACCCCGGGCTAAGGAGTCCTTTTCCCGGTCGACACGCTTCTGTACTTCTGCTACGTACTCAGATAGTAGTCTCATACCGATCCTTGGTTAGCCCTCTGAGCTAGAGTCGCAGCTTGAAGATCCGCTAGTTTGGCAGAACTATCAAGTATTTTTCCAGAAGCTGCGATCTGGTTCTTCTTGTTCTTGTCCTGCGCATCCAGCAACATGGCGGCTTCCTTCAGGTCCAGTTCGCGGTTCTTGAGGGCGATCTGGGCAGCCTCACGAACATCCTGCGACTGGATGCGGGCAGCCGAAAGCTGAAGCTCCTGCTGGTTCAGTTGGACCATCTGCTGCTCCACGGACGGACCCTGACCGCCCATGCCCGAAGCTGCCGACATCATCAGCATCTGGGTGGCGATCTGAGCCTGCACGTTCTCGTCTTGGATGGGCATGCCCATCTGCTGGGCCAGAAGCGCGGCCTGCGCCACGAACATCAGGACCTTGTGTTCCGAGATGTTCGAGTTCAGAAGCTGGAGGCCAACGGCGATAGTCGGGTCGTTGGTGCCCTGCATCTGAGGCGACTTCAGGAAGGCTTCCTTCACGGCAATGTGAGCAGCGTGGTTTTGGCCAAGCTGGGCCTTGATGGGCTTGCCCGTCATAGCCGCTTGGATTTCGGTCAGCGGGTCCGCACTGATAGCGTTGGCCGCCGGATCAGTCAGAAGCTTGTCGACGTTCTCGGTACCCATCGCATAGTAGAAGCGGCGCAGAGCCTCCCGCATGTCGTGGAGTTGCGGGAAGCGGGCGGCCATCTCCAGTTCGACTTGGGCACGGGCAACACGCTGCGACTCCGTCATGGCATTGGGGTCGGAGGCCGGCAGCACGTCCACCACGGCCGGATCGAAGTCCGTACGCTGGACGAACTGGTTCTCGGAGTTGACGACGTAGTTGACAACGTCCGGCAGATTCTCGAAGTTCAGTTCCCCGATCAGCTTGAGGAACTCGCCCTGGCTCTGGTGGAGGCGCTTGTGGATCGAGGAGTAGAAGCGTTGCGAGGTTTCGAGGAGCGCCAGCGTCGTAGCGACAGGGCCGTAGTTGGAGGCGCCGGCCACCACTTCGTCAGCAGCGTCGGCAAACTTCTGGCCGCTGTCCACCATAAACTTGAGCAGCGCGAACAGGGTCTGGGAGGGTTCCTTGGCCGGCAGCGGCACGAACGCCTTGCTCAGTTCCTCGGGCGACAGGTTGACGTCGCGCCATTCGCCAAAGCCCAGCGGGGTATCGGAGTCGGAGAACTTGGCGTCCTGCGACTTGAAGCCAGCCTGCCAGTTGGCGAACTGACCTGCGTCGA